AACAGCCGAGATGTACTATGCCGCGGTGTTAAGTGGCGACAAGAACCTCCAAGCAGTCTTTAGCAGTGGCGGTGACTTTCATAGCACAATTGCAAAGATGGTATTTGATCTGCCCTGCCCAGTAGAAGACGTTAAAAAGCTGTATGGCAGCATGCGCCAAAGTGCAAAAGCTATCTCGTTTGGAATTTTGTACGGAAGTGGCCCACAGAAGGTATCTGATACAGTTACAAAAGCAACAGGTGAGTATTACGGCATTGATCGTGCTAAAGAAGACATTAAATCTTACTTTACCAAGTTTAGTAAACTAAAGGGCTGGTTGGACTCTCGCAAGAAGTTCATTGAGACTAATGGTTATACCTACAGTTTCTTTGGTCGCAAGCGTCGTTTAACAAATGTATTTAGTGCAGATAAAGGAATTGCAGCACATGAAGTACGATCAGGAATCAATGCAGAAGTTCAAAGTATTGCTTCTGATGTTAATCTGTTGGGAGCTATGGACACGGCTGATGCTGTGGCAAAATTGGGTCTGGATGCAAGAATATTTATGCTAGTACATGACTCTATTGTTGCTATCGTAAAAGACGAACACGTTGATGAGTATTGCAAAGTGTTAAAGCAATATACCCAACTAGATCGTGGTTGTAGCATTATGGGAAGTCCAATCGGCACAGACCAAGATGTGGGTCAAGACTATAGTTTTGATAAGTTTGACGGCAGGTACGGTCTAGAAGGTAATATCCTAGTAAAGAAAGATGAATGAGATAGGGCTGGCCAACTTATATTGGCCAATCTATCGCATTGGTCGATCAAAACCAATTGTAGACGATAAAGTATCTTACTTTCTATTTGCTAAACCAACAGAAACAGATGCTTTATCTTACAAGATTTTATTCTTAGATGATCGCAATATAAAAAATCAATCTCTAGGTGCTCGCAGACTGGTTCTAGAGTCTGCGGGCAACAACCTTTTCAAACTAAAGACTGCTATATTTTTCTTGTCAGACTTAATCAAATTAGCACAACCAAATGTATGGTTTATTGACTCAGTGGGTACACTATTTCAATACACTAAAACTCGGAGAGTTGCTCTAGTCTACAAAAAGATTGCAAAGATTATACCTATTGCTACTGGTGGTTGTATAGTAGAAGTAGAAGGGCTGTCTGAACGATTTAAGAGCTATAGGACGCCAGAACTAAGTAGCACTCCTTATGTAGGATTGTTGCAAGACAACCACTCGCACGTACTATACGGTTTTTACGACAAACTATACAAAAACACTAACAGAATGATATGACACAAAAAGTAGTTGTAAGTAATCGACTATACTTTAGGCCAGAGTCCGAAGAACATCAAAAGCAAATCATTAATGAACTAACTTACCGCATTGAACTAAAAACTGGTCAAAAGGGCAAGTACAAAACCATTGAGGTTATTAAGAACTACAAGATCATGCCAGGTGGTATTATTTCGATTCCGCAAGGTCGTATGGATCTAATACCAGAAGACCACGAGATTGTAGATAAGCGGGTATTAAATCCAGTACCCTTTCCACTCCCGCGCATAGCACTTCGTGCTGCGCAGGTTCCGGTGTTTGATCAGGTCACAGACTCTTGCTTTATTAACGCTAAGGTAGGTTGGGGCAAAACATTCACAGCACTAAATATTGCCCGCAAATTAGGTCAAAAAACCCTAATCATCACACATACAGCAATGCTTCGTGATCAGTGGCGTGATGAGGTTCGAAACCTATTTGGCATGGAACCTGGTATCATTGGATCGGGGAAGTTTGATATTGAAGATCATGCTATAGTAATTGGTAACGTACAAACTGTAACAAAGGTACTAGATAAGATCCAAAAAGAGTTTGGAACAGTAATACTAGATGAAGCCCACCATGTCCCAGCCACTACCTTTTCCAGTATTATTGATGGTATTTACGCCCGATATCGTATTGCTTTGTCTGGTACGATGCTACGAACTGATGGTAAGCATGTAATCTTTAAAGACTACTTTGGCCCCACACTAATACAACCCCCTGCTTCTGACACCATGAATCCTGTAGTAAAGTTAATACCTACGGGTATTAGCCTACCAACGCAACTAGGTTGGGCACAAAAGATAAACAAGCTGCTATACGACGAAGACTATCAACAATTTGTTGCCAGCTTAGCAATAACACAGATACTAAACGGCCACTCAGTGCTAATCGTAGCAGACAGAGTGGAGTTCCTAAATAACGTAAAGGAGTTGATTGGTGCAAATTGCGTACTTATTACAGGCGAAACAGACTACGACACTCGTAAGTCCCTTATTGCAACCGTCGAATCCGGCGAAGCTATGTGCGTTGCTGGTTCCCGACAAATCTTTTCCGAAGGAATCTCAATAAATCGGCTAAGTTGTGTTATACTAGCCGTGCCAACGTCTAATCCTATCTCACTAGAACAGATCATTGGCCGCATCATGCGTCAACATCCTGATAAACTAGACCCTGTAGTACTAGATCTACAATTTAGCAGTGGGCCTGAAAAGCGTCAGAATAACACACGACAAGGATTTTATTTATCAAAAGGCTGGAAAGTTGTTAAGGTATGAATAATGTTTGATATGCCACAAGTAGACGATGTAGATGTGTTCGATAGTATAGCCCTAGACGATCTTTGGTGCATAGACAAACTAATACTATCAAAGAAATTAGGTTATGTGTGTGCACCTGCAGGCATACCACCACCAGTTCCTGGGATGTATGTAGTGAGGCCTATTGTAAATCTGAAATCGATGTGTGTTGGCACCACAATACAATACTTAGACTCGGATTCAATTCCAGACGGCTACTTTTGGTGTGAGATCTTTACCGGTCGCCACCTTAGTTTTGACTATAACTGGGGTAAACAAACATTGGGCGTCGAAGGATTTAGAAGCGACCAATCCCGTTTAGATAGATTTAGTCATTGGAAACGTGTAGACGATAAGTTTGTACTACCAGATGTGTTACAGGCGATTGCTAACAAGTATGAATGGTTTAATATAGAAGTAATAGGCACTAAAGTAATTGAAGTACATTTTAGGTATAACGACGACTTTCAAAACCACAATGCTACTACGATTGTGCCTGTGTGGAATGACCAGTTTTATGCTAGTCCTGCAGGAGATAGACTAGGATTTATGCTAATACACGGCAACATCGATTAGTAAAACAGCGATAAAAAATTGATCTTGATCTGTAACATCAAACCTGCTATAATAGATATTGTTGAGGGTTATAATGATTTGCTTTTTTGATCTAAAAATACTCGAACTAGAAGCTGGATCGGATTCAGAAAAGTTTTTGTGGTTATTGTACTACCACCATACTAAGTCCATTCCTAAAAGTTCTCGTGTTAAGTATAAGCCTAGTAAATATAATCTAAACGGTACTAGCTGGTTGTTAAAACCAGAACGACTATTCGAACTAAACATAGACAACAATTACATAGTTCAATACATAAAGTTAGCCGCTAGACGTAGTTATTCCTTTTATAAGTTTTATGGAATCAAAACACTAGATCGCAGTCTGTTTCCAGACCTAAACCTAGAAAATATAAAAACCAATCCGTTATTAAAAATCACTAACAATCTAATTTATTTCAAATACGAGGAAATCTAATCATGGCATTAGCATTTAATTCTACCAAAGGCAAGGCTGCAAAGAAGTCAGTTGAATCTTATGAGTACAAAGACGGCGATAACGTCGTGCGGTTGTTCGGCGGTGTTCTACCCCGGTACGTGTACTGGGTAAAGGGCACTAACAACAAAGACATTCCAATCGAGTGTTTAGCCTTTGATCGCGAAAAGGAAAAGTTTACAAATACTGAGATCGATCACGTTCCCACATTCTTCCCAGACAAGAAGTGCTCCTGGTCATACTCAATCAACTGCATTGACCCACGAGACGGTAAGGCAAAAGCTCTTAATCTAAAGAAGAAGCTGTTTGAGCAGATCATGACTGCTGCCGAAGATCTAGGCGACCCTACTGACCCAGTTACTGGATGGAATATCGTGTTTAAGAAGCAAAAAACTGGCCCCCTGCCTTTCAATGTTGAGTATACCCTTCAAGTCCTAAAGTGCAAGCGATCAGCATTGTCAGAAGATGACCTAGCCACAGTTGCTAAGGCTGAAGACATTGACAGCAAGTTTGTTCGTCCTACTGCTGAAGAAGTCAAGGCTACTCTAGAAAAGATTGTTAATGGTGCTACTGAAGAAGCTGCAGAAGATGACTCCGCAGAAGCAGAAGCTGCTAGGGAACTAGGTTAATATGATGCCCCTATGGTTAACCAATCATAGGGGCATTTTCATCGGATAAACAATGAGAATTCTATTTACCGCGGACCTACACATTAAGCTAGGCCAAAAGAACGTTCCTACAGACTGGGCGCGTTCACGATACACAGAGCTCTTTAGTCAACTAAAGGTGTTACAGACCCAATGTGATCTATTTGTTGTAGGAGGCGACATTTTTGACCGACTAGCAACAATGGACGAACTGGAAGTGTACTTTCAGTTTCTAGATACAATTATTGTTGACACCGTCATTTATGCTGGCAATCACGAGGCTGCAAAGAAGAACACAACGTGGTTGACAAATTTGAAAAATGTGACGACAAAAGTCAATCCCTTAGTCAGAATCATAGACGACTTTTATACGTTCAAAGGGGTTGATTTCGTTCCATATAATAGACTAAAAGAACTTGAAAATACTATCTACACATTTGATGAAAATGTTTTATGTACCCACGTAAGGGGCGAAATTCCTCCTCACGTAAAGCCCGAAGTCAACCTAGACCTATTCACACGCTGGAAAACCGTTCTAGCCGGAGACTTACACAGTTATGAAAATTCCCAACGTAATATCCTTTATCCGGGTTCGCCTGTTACTACTAGTTTCCATCGCAACTTGGTTAGTAGCGGTGTTATCTTTTTGGATACAAACACACATCAC